GATTTGCGTCGTTGCGGTGATAATTGATTTAAGATCATCCTGCGATGCGCCAAATGCAACGCCTGATGCAAGTAAGCCTTTGTAGATCGTTTCCGTTTCCTTGAGCGTTAGACCGTTTGCCGATGCGGCAGCGGTAACTTTTGCGTAGCCTTCAATTGTTGCCTGTAGCCCAACACTGTAGTCCGTCGAAACCTGACGAGCAAACTGGAGCTTTTGGCTGTAGTCTGCTTGTCCAGTCGAAACTTGCGCAAGCGTTGTTTTGGCAAGGTTTAACTCCGCAACCAAGTTAGATACGGCTGTGGCTTGCATCCGTACCTGTTGAGCGGCAAGACCAATGCCAGCGCCGATTTCAGCACCAGGAGGGCCGCCCATGATGCCACCTATCGCTGCTCCGGAAAGCGCTTCCATGCCGCCAAAGAAACCAGCGGCGGCAACGGTGCGGACGGTGCGGCCTGCGTCTTTTAAGGATTTTTCACGCTTTTCCTTAGCTTTAACTCGACCATCTAGGCGCCTGTCGAAATCAGCCAACTCGGCATCATGGCGCCGCTTGTTATCAGCCAGCATTGCTTGATGCTCTTGATCGCGGATCTTATCCTGATCCGCAGCAAACTTGCGTTCGCTTTCAAGCATCTGTAGTTGATACTGGCGGTTTTGTGCCAGTATCTGATCTTGGGCTTGCTTGAATGCGGTGGACGCAGCAAGCCTCTTGTCAAAAGAAGCAACTTGAGTATCTTCAAGTGCTTTGTTGTTCGCCAACATTGCTTGATGTTGTTGATTGCGAACTGCCTCCTCTTGCGCCGCCAGGTTCCGTTCACCCTCTAGTAACTGTTGATAATACTGACGGTTCTGTGCAAGTATTTGATCTTGCGCTTGCTTGAGGCTGGCTGCAGCCCTAAACCCTTCTTCACTTGGTCCGTACTGCCCACGCCCCGCATCGCCAATACCTGTATAACTATTAGAAGTTGCTGGATAAGCAACAAAGCCGCCGTTGGGATTTCGTTGAACTTGCGGCGTGCCAACAGGGTTGAACTCGTCCCTGACTCCCGCGCTCCTTCCTTCACTGGTGTTTACATATTTTTGTCTTTCCGCTATTTTTTGAGCCCGCCGCTCAAAGGCTTCAGCCTGCCTGCCTGCTTGTTCGTATGCTTTTCCTACGCCTACGATTCCAGTCGTTAAATCTGTGTATTCGCGCTGTAATAGTTGAACTTCCGTGCGTAGCTTGATGTATTCTTTTTGTGTTAAGCTAGCGCTCCGACTAGCCCCAGTAAGCGCAGAAATCTGCGCTTGGAGGTTGTTTTCGGTCTTATCGCTAATACTGGCAAACCGCTGCAGTTCATCGCGCAGCGAAGTAAGCGTTTTCTCGCTTGTCGCGGAACCATCGCCCATGCGCTTAAGCGCGTCATGGAACTTGTCGATCTGCCTCGCGTCGGCATCGACAAGGAACTCAAACTGGACAGTCCGCTTAGAAGCCATGAGCCTAGTCTACTCAGGTCTTATTGATTAACTTCAAAGCATGGCGCTCCATCACCTGAAGATCCTCCAGTATTTCGCGCTTATTCTTCACTTCAAACACATCCATATACCATTGGAGTGTTTGTTTATTCATGCCAGTGCATGACCCCATTCCTGCGTACACCCAATCGGTGCTCATGCGCAGGAACATCATTGCCGACTCCCAGCAGTCGTCCCACACTTCTAATGGGCCGAGGGATTCGGCGTCATCAAGGCTTGGTGAAATAACCTTGCTGACGCCGAGCACCTTCTGATCTTCGTCAAGCCCGCCGCTTCTGCCACCAGAACCGGAAACCCAAAGCTCAACGAAATCGGTTAGTTTCCCGTTCGTGCCTTCTGCAGCGCATCAAAGTAAATTTGAGCAAAGCTGATGGCAAGGAACTGATCATTCAGCAAGTCGGCTAGATCCTTTTTGGTGAACGGAATCTCTTTGCCGGTTTCATCCTGGATACCGCTCCAGTCAACAACAACCCCTTTCAGGAGGTCAACGTCACCAGAGAATTTTTGAGTTTCCTTGAAACCAACACGTTTGAACTTCAAGCGGATCTCGGATTCAACCAGCACACCCTCCTCGTCCGGTTCACGAATTACGCCAGCCCACCAGTAGTTGCCACTGGTCTTGCGGGTGAATGCCATCTGGAATAGTGAAGTGATGCCTGCTTATTATAGTGAAGTTGGATCACCCTGGGCGTGTCGGTATTTGACCTCATACGTCAATCCAATCACACCATCATTACCTTCAATGGCAAAGTTGTTACCTGCTTCTGCAACGTCTTGAACGCCTGGCTTACCTCCAAGTGTCAGATCCACAAAGCCGTTGACTGTTGGCATCAACCGCTTGTGTGCATCCGTAATGATTGGATCTGCGGATTGGTCTGGAATGTCAGCGTGAACGCAAACCAGCACTGCTATGGTCAGCACCTTGTCGATCTTGCACGCTGAAGTTTGTTGCGTTGGCGTTTCCGTCAACGGCTTCACAATGATTGCAGGCATTTCACCGCGAGCAACCATTTCAGCGCGGCTGCGAAAAGCCCTTCCGCTGATACCAGTTGTCGCCGTCAACCTTGAAACGACCTCCTGCAAGATCGTTTCGCGGATTGAATCAGCCATCAGCTATAGACAATGTAGAAGTCGTCGTTACCGGAGGCGCTAGGGATTGCCGTAAAGGGCAGGTTCAGCATTTCGTAGCCATCCATCGTGCTGTAGCTGGGCTGACCCAGGTCGCAGCGGGGGATAACAAGCGAAACGCGGTTGCCTGCTGCGCCGTACAGAACGCTGCTTAATGCGCCACTGTTGCCGTCAGCCAGTGAAGTGGAGAACGGATCAAAGGTTGCGATAGAAGTTGCTTCCATCATTACCGTTCCAGAAGTCTGGCCATCGGGAATGCCGACTTCCTTGGTGCAACCGATCAGCTCGCGATAGTTGACCGTGTTGCCGACATCCATGCTGATGCTTTGGAAGCAACCAGCAACGCCAAAGAACCGGGTGGAGCGAACGTTATCCGCCCGATACACAAGCGGCACTGCCTGGTTAGCGTATGCCACTGTATAAGTGGACTGAGCGGTGTCGGTAGGCGAAGCGTAAATGCCCGTCATCGTAAAATTGAGCGAACAAAACTCGCCCAACGACATATTGACTGTGAACGTACCCCGGCAGCCGAGTAGCTTATGCTGCACGCCATCAATGTTGTAGGTAATTGTGCAGCTTGTGTCAGCTACACTTGTAACACTGCTAATTGGGCGATAAGAAACGTTTGCCGCAATGCTGTAACCACTGGTTGCTGCAGGGGCAAATGTAGTCGTAATTGGAGAAACGGTAGCAAGTTTGCTAGTGCCGTTGTAAGCGGTAATTACGCCAATGTTGCCAGCGCCAGTGCCGGTTGAAATCGTAACAATCTGACCACAGTAAAAATCGTTGACGGTGCTAGTACCTGATGCCAAAGTGATGCTGTTAGAGGCCCCAGCGGCAGCGGTGCCGGTAACGGCGGCAGCGGTGATCGTTTGAGCGGTAGCGCAGGCCCGAAGCAGATCAGCGAGGGCGGGGGCGGTGCCAGCAGTGCTAGAGCCTGCAAGCTCGACCGAGAACGTGATGCCAACCTGAGTGTTGACAATGGAAGATTCGTAAGCACCGCGATAGGGCCTAATCACACGACGCTGAGTGGTAGCGCCAGCGAGGGGGCTCAGTTGAAGGTCATCGTTGACCAGGATTGCATTGGCGCCGGTCGGGGCTGAATCAACGCCATAGCTGGAAGCCTCCGTCTTGGCCAGGAGGAGGCGCTGCTTAGTTCTCAGGGCCATTAGTCAGTTCCTCGGAGCGCTTGCGGGATGAAGTCTTGACAGGTGCAGGCTCGGAAGCGAGAGCTTCGCGGGCCGCCAATTCTTCCGACGTAATCGGCTCCGCTTCACCCGTTTCAGGGTTCACGATGTAGATGCCGCCTTGGGATTGGTTGTTCATGGCTTAAGGCTAGTCAAGGGGCTTGCAAGCGCGACGAAAGCTAGGCGCCTGCCGACGGCTGCAGGGAGTAGGTGGGGGTAAAGCCGTGCAGGACGAGAAGATCCACAATCTCCTGCAACTCGGCTTCCTGGGCGTTGCTGCTCGCCAGCCGGTTAGG